GGGACGTGTGGAGTCACCAACCTACATCTTTAGTAGATATCATTGTGTGAGTGAAGTCACACGCTATGGTTCACTTACCATAAAGTCTTAGATTTATTCATCAACAGTCTGTCGTGATCATGTATTTCCAAAAGCTAGGTTAAGGGTCCACTCATAAGTAAATGGGTGCTTGCTAGGCTGTCCAAAGATTTGTCCACAGAAAACTAAAACAAATTAGCAATCCGTCGGCCATTTAAGGCAGAACATCTCTCTCGTGTGGATCCAAGGCAAAAGCCTCTTGTAGGTCCCTTTCTATTCAAATGGAAAACACTGATACATACAACTCATGTCTTTGAGACTAAGAAGAATGTTGGGTATTACCCCCCAAAATTAGTTTAAAAGCAATTTGGGAAAATCTTTTGGGCCAAATTAAACTCTATGACCATCGAGTACCCTTAATCCTGGGTCAGGTTGTGTGTTACAATAAATGCCGAACACACAAGAGCTCCCGAGTCAATGACGGGAAGGAGCTAGCAACTCCCGGGTCCTTCCAAGAAATAAATCCCAGTTGTACGATAGATAAACTATCTAACCCTAAAAAGGGGGCCAAAAGGCCCAGACAGACTTGGCATCCGGCACTTGCAACTATCTGCCCGGCTAGCCTAAAAGAAACGCGACAAACCTAAGGAATATAAGGAATGGTTCTAATATATTTGGCTCTACTAAGAGCTTCTTTTAAAGTCAAATCTTGGTTTAACTGAACATTATGAAATTTTGATCCAAGATTAATGTCATTTTTCCCACTCAACGCCACTAAGGTATTCAAATCAACCTGACTGAGGGAAAAAGCTGTCATGTTCCCCCACCATCTGGCACAATTGTCTTCAAAGGTATACTTGACCTTAGGGAGAACAACTTTCTCAAGGGCATCATTCACCCTACTCTTTAAATCTTGGAAATATGCCTCACCATGAATTGAAGCCTCATAAAAAGCACTCTCTAAATTTTGTTCCAGCGCTTCAATTGGTATCTCACACTGCCTTATCCAATGAATTCTTTCTTCAATACTCGACTTATCAAGCGGAGCTTTCCAAATCATTCCTGACTTCTCACAAGGGATAAATTTTCTTTTAAGAAAAGAAACACTTGTAATATCCACTTCTCTTTCACTCAAGTGTATAGGATTTTTAGCATCGTCCGTGTATGTTATACCAAAGCCACTAAGAAAAGCAGCAACAGTCTGTAAGTTGTAGTATGGTCTAAATTCATCGGCAACAGCAATAACATTATCATCTCCATAAACTATAAGTTTTGTGTAGTAATCAAAATAGGAAAGATATTAGTTAAAGCTCAATGGAGTTTTGGGCACCAAGTTATTCCACGCTAAGTCCATATAGTAATAATTTACAAATGAGTTAAAAATGACTGTCATTG